GCAAGGACATTAAGGGCGATACTTCGGTAGAAGTCCGATATGGCTTGATGGCTGGATTAGACCCTTCTCGCGCCCTGATTTTCTCTCTCCAAGCACTAGGTGCAGACCTAGTATCAAAAGATTTCATTCGTCGTGAATTACCATGGAGCGTTAACGTTACTATGGAAGAACAACGTATTGAAATCGAGAAGATGCGCGAGAACTTAACTGCAGCAATCACTGCAAGTGCGCAAGCAATTCCTGCTATGGCAGCACAAGGTCAAGACCCATCTAAACTAATCCAGAATATTGCAGACGTTATTGAACGTCGCCGTAAAGGGGATAGTATCGAGGCTGCTGCGTTGGCTGTGTTCAAGGTCGAAACACCTCCACAGCAGATGCAGCCAGAGATGGCTCCGCCAGGCACACAAGGCCCAGTTGAGCAAGCGCCCCCGTCCCCAGCGGCTCCTGGACAACCTTCTGGCGGAGCCCCTCAACAACAGGGAGCACCAGCAGATTTAGCAACAATGTTAGCAGGCTTAGGAGGCTAAAGTGGCAACTCGCAAAAAGCGCGTAGTAACGGTAGATACCAACGAATACAATCGTTTGGAAATGTACTGTATCTGGCTTAACGAGTTCTACACCTCGCTGCTAAGAGCAGGTTTTAAACACGATGTAGCGCTTGCGCTTATCACAGATAAAGAATCATATCCTGATTGGGTCGAATGGAAACTCCCAACAGATAGCGATATTTCAAGATACATGGATGAAGATGAGGACTAAAAATGGCAGAAGTTGTTTCAGGAGTTGGACAGGACTCTAAGCGCACTGACAAAAACCTTAGTGCTCGTGTACAGCGTGTAGTTAACGATGCGAAGATTCAGAATGCAAACAACGGGGCATATTCTGACCGCTCACAATTAACTAATCTTGCACAAGGCGCTTCTACTGAGGTTCCTACAGCAACTGCGCCGTCACCTGCTTCAATCCCAGTAACTACAACTAATGTATTTGCACCAGGAAGCATGGATAAGCCATTATCTGATGGAGCACCTGGCGGACCTGGAAGCAATATGAGCAACCAGATTCCTGTAGATTCTGCAAACCCAGACTCAATTTTTGTTCGTGCATTGGCTCAAGCAAATCCTACATCTCGTCAACTTCTTATGATGGTAGAAGCATATAACGAAATGGAAGGCTAAATGGCGGAGAAACCACCTGTCATTAAGCAGACTCCTGCTCAACGCATGATGTCTATTCAGATGGATTCTTTGAAGCCAACTGATTTAGATAATCTTACCACTATCACCAGCAGATATCCTGGAATCAGTAATGACCTTGCTTTGTCAATGGTGCGTTCTGGTCTTACAGCAGATACTCCTGGAATTAATAAGATTACTACCATTGATGGTATTGCTGCTCTTAAGAATGACGCATTTAATGTCGATAAAATTAAGAGCACAGTCAAGCCTAATCGTGGAGTCCTTGGTTCCATGCAAGATGCTTTTGGAAACTATGTCTATGACCCATTTAAGGGTGCTACAAGATTAGTTTTTGCAACACTTCGCTCACCTTATGACTTTGCTACTACTGTTGCACGTGATTCACTTGCTGTTGCACGTGGTGAAAAGGGCGCTGCAGGACAGTTGCTTGAAACTTTAAACCCTGTTACTGGTGGACTCTTTGGAGAAGCAACACTTTTAGGTCAAACTATACGTAATGCTAATAGCGGTACTGGCTCAGGTTTCTTTATTACACCTGAAACTAAGATTGGTAAAGAGCAAGCACGTAGAATGGCTCAATACGGCAAGATTAATGGTAAGTCTTTCACCATTGGTCGCTCAGTATTCAACGGTATTGGCATGAATCCTAACAGTAGTGCCTATAATATCATGTCAGGTATTCTAGATGCGACACTTAACGTGGCTGCAGACCCATCTACATGGGTTGGTCCTGGTGCTGTTACAAAGATTCTTAGTCAAGGAAAGAAAGTTACAGAGTTTAGTAACGAACTTGCTGATTTAACTAAGGCTGGCTATGCCAAAATGGCAGAAGAAGACATTGCTGAACGTCTAGCCAAGAACGATATCGTACGCGATAAGATAACTAAGAAGATTTCTAGCCCATACAAGCGTGGTGCTAATCAGTTTAAGAGCAAAGAACAGCAGATTATTGCTAATGAGCAATTGCTTATACAGCAAGAAGCCAGAGTTGCAGCAAAGATTCTTAATACAGAGAAAAAAGTCTTTGCTTTAGATGCTGCTGATGACACAGTAAAGTCAACTCTTGCACCTAATGCTATTGCTGAGTGGTTTGTATCAAATCCAAAGACTCAAACTGGCGAACTTACACAGGCTCTAGACCTTCTCTCTGCTGACATGAAGAACACTGGTGGATTCTTCAACGGCAATATTATCCTTGATGAATTGCCTCAGTACGGAAAGATTAGCGTTGGAGCACATGGTCTTGATGAGTATGTAGTTACCGCTAATGATACAAAAGGCTTTAATTTACTAGACCTTTCTGATGACTTTACTAAGGCTGATGAGGCTACACGTAATGCTGAAAGCCTTCGTCGTGCTCAGTTTGCAGATGCACTTGATAAACTAGGCAAAAATGCCGGTGATGTAGACTTTAAGATTTATAATGAACTTGCTACAAATCTACGTGGTGAAGTATCTAACCTTGATGGCTTTGCTGGTTCTTTATACAGCGTTGGCGATGAACTTGTTGCAGGTAAGTCACTAGGTACTCTTATCGGTGAGATTGCTGCCTATAAAAATCCAGCAGTCATGGCTAAGATTACAGATGCAGTAGAAGAGATTTGGAAAGTGGACGGCTTTTCGAACATCCGTTCGATTTATGGCAAAGAAGGCGGCGTAGTTATCACCAAGAGTGAGCGACTTGCTGCTACTCGTGCCGAAGTTGGCAACGCTGCAGCAGAGTTTGCTGACCCAACCAACCTTGGTCCAAACGTAATGAAGTTGCTTGAGTCTGTTCAGGATACAAAGGCTTCACTTGCTGCTCGTCAGAATGAATTAGACGACATTGTTAATAGCCAGATGAAACTTGCAGATACAGAGAACTGGTTTAAGTTAGTACGTGAAAAGGCACACGGAGACCCAGAAATTCTTCGTGAACTTATCCAAGACCCTAACAACTACGGAATCAAGAATCTTCTTAAACTAGAACTTGAGATTGCAGATAACAACGTTCTAATTGAATCTCTTCGTTCTCAAATTGGTATCGTAGATAACTTTATGGGTAATGTTGGAGAAGACTTTTCTAAGCCACTTAAGTTCCTGTTAGGACGTCAGTTCCAGCCTATTGGTGAATTGATTGCTAAGGAAACAGACCCAGTAAAGTTGCGCCGTCTATTTGGTCGCAAACTTGATGACCGCATGGTTATGGAACTTACAGAGGCTACTACTGCTGACGATGTTTTCAAGGTGTTTCTTAACCAGTTCGTTCCTGGTGGAGACCCATTAAAGATTAAAGAATCTCTTTCTGCTGGCATTAAGATTGCAACAAATCCTATGGCTCGCATGGTCCCATCGGTTAATCTACGTGCTGTTAAGTATGCCGAAGACATTAACAAGGCTTTAGGTAGATTCTATGTTCGCTCTACAGCGCTGAATCTTAATGATGTTACTGGTCTTAACAATGGAGTTGAAGACTGGATGAGTTCTGCTGGGTTAAAGGGTATTATCCGTAAGCCAGTACAGGAACAGATTATTGCTGATACACAGCGTGCTATCTTTAAGGCTACTACAAACGCTGAACGTGGCGCTGCTGTAGCAAACGGTATCGGTAAACTTATTGACGAAGTTAGCGATGCACTAAGTCTTGATACAGCCGCTAGAGAAATCCTTCAAGAAAAAGCAAAGATTAATGGTGCTCGCGAGTCAATCATTGAATCTTACTCACTTAACAACGTTCTTGGAAACAAGGGTGCTGGACTTGTGGTATCTGGTGGCGAAAGTGTTCGTCTTGAAAAGGGTATCCTTGAATCACAGTTGGTTCAGGATGTAATTAATCTTCCGGATTCACGTAAGTTGAATCAGGCTGTTATTGGATACAAGACCAACGTGCCTTTGTATGGTACTGCTAAATCGCTTAAGGTTCTTGCAGAAGAGGCTGGCGACTTATGGCGTACAGCACAGTTGGTTGGTCGTATATCTTACATTGCTCGTAACGTTGCAGAAATGCAGATGCGTCAATTCTTCTCAGGTCACATGAGCCTATTTAATAACCCTATTGGATTTATTTCTATGGTTATGGCTAATCCAGAAGGTAATGTTCTACAAAAAGCGCTTGTTAAGCGTTCTAAGTATGGAACTAACGTTCTTGGTCAATACTGGAAGTCTACAGATGCAGAAGTAGAACTATCTGACTCGCTTATTGCACGTATGGGCACTATGCGCCAAGCATCTGTTGGTGACTATGGTAAGGCTGGTAGAAATGCCACAATCTTCCGTGCATATGAAGATATTACTGCTCAACACCCAGAGTTTTTACAGGGTCTAGCGTGGACAACTAACAACTTCTCATCAGATAAGTTCATGCCTGATGTAATTCGAGTCATGCAAAAAGGAACTCCAGAAGCGCAAAGCGCTTACGTAGATAACCTTATTAAAACATTTGATGAGCCAGGAAATAAACTAAGAGAGTTTGCTGCTGCTATTTTTGACAGCAACGAAGGTATGCGTCAAATCTTGCTCAAGAACCCGTTCAAAGAAACAGGTCCTGGAGTTGTTGCTGACAACATGAACAAGGATAACATCCTTATTTGGCTATTTGACGTAAAGCAACCAGACAGCGTTGCTGGTCAATTAAACCTAGTTGCTGGTCAAGGCGCAAAGCGCAACCAAATTTTAGACCTTATCCGTGATGGAGAACTTAAGGTTCCTACATCCGGTGGTAAGGTAATTACTATTAAGGCTCCTTATCGTCAAAAGGGACTTACTACAGAGCAGGTACTAGAGGCAGAAAAGGCTTACACTCGTCAGATTGCTAAGTTCTTTAAGCCAGAAGAACTAGAGGGTTCTGTTGTAAAGAACATGACTGAGAAGGCTGTTCACGAAGGCAATACAAAGGTTGCAAGACAGTTTACTGACTGGTTCTTTGATAAAGCAACAATCGTAGAAAATAAATTAAACTTCGGTCCAGAATTTGATGCTGCTTATTGGGACTTTGCCGTAGGATATGCTGACATGCTTGATACAGCATCTCTTAAAGAACTTCTCAAGAATGCTAACAAGGCTCTTGCTCCTACCTCAAAGGGTGGAAGAAACATTGTTGGACGTGTTCCAAAGCAACTCCGCGTTCTTAACAATACAGTTAAAAAGCGTGAGGCTAACCCTAATTATGTACACAAGGGTGGAACATCACTTAAGACTCTTGACTCAATGGCTGCTGAACAGGCTGCTAACTATGTCAAAGAACTATTTTATGATGCTGGTAAGCAGAAGCAGTGGGCAAATGCATATCGATTGGTAGCACCATTCGCACAGGCTCACTACAATACACTTGCCAAATGGGCTGAACTTACTCGTTCAAACCCTGTCCCTATCTATCGTGCAGGTAAAGCATTTGATGCTCTTACAAAACAAGGCTCAAACGCTATCTACGATGTTACTGGTATGACATATGATGACAACCAGGGATTCTTGTACAAGGACGAAGGCTCAGACCAACTTAAGTTTAAGATGCCACTTACTGGAACATTACTTGGCGCACTTGCTGGAATGAATATGAATGCTAAAGATGCTCTGCAGATTACCGCTCCAGTACAGTCTCTTAACCTTGCATTTGGTTCTGTTAACCCAATTGTACCTGGATTTGGACCTGCAATGGTTGCAGCATATGCAATGACTGGACGCAGTGCAGCATTTGGTCCTGTAGATTCAATCTTGCAGGATATCTTGACACCATTTGGACAACCAAAGACTGTGGGAGATATTATCTTCCCAGCATGGTTCAAGAAGACATCCGCTGCTTTCCTAGGCAACGACGCAACAACACAGCGTGCTGTTAAGGATTGGGCTTCATATCTAGCATCTACTGGTAGTTACGGAGATAATCCACTTGCTACCGATGCAGAACGTACACGTCTTTTCAACGATGCAGAGAAACTTGCTCGTAACATGAACCTTATTGGTGGATTGTTCCAGAGCATCTCTCCAGCAACACCTATTCAAGAAGTTCTTGCTAGTGTTAAAAATCCTAAGAACAAGCAGAACTTTATGACAATGGGAATGCTTTATAAGGCATGGACTGATATTAACCAGAACCATCCTGGAGACCGCAACGCAGCAGTTACTGAGTTTGCAGACAAATTCGGTATTGAGAATATTTTGATTGCCGTAAGCGAAACAACACCAGGAACTTCTGGTTCTGCAGACGCTTGGAGTTTCTTAAACAACAATCCTAAACTTGTTGATAAGTACGCAACACCTAATGGTGACATTGTTCCATATTTCTTCCCTGGTGGCGAGTTCTCTCTTAAGTACTACAACTGGCAGAAGAAGGTCGGCTCACGTCGTCAACTATCTACAGATGAAATTGCTCAAGAGTCTGAGGGCATGGTTTATGCAATGCTCAAGAGCCAGTTAGCAGAGAAGCAGATTGCTGGTGGATACACAGATTTCTGGTATAACGAACAACTTGCTATTCTTGATAAGCAGTTCACTGCTCGTCCTGGAGACGTAATTGTAACAGGTGTAAATGACCAGAAGGTCGCTAACATCGGTCTTGCCTTGCAAGAACCTGCTTTCCAGAAGTCTTTAGTCTACAAACAAGCAGCCGAGTTCTATCCAAAGTTTGAGAGTTTCAAGAAGACTCTTAATGACTTTAAGGTTACAAACTACGCTGAACTTTCATCTAAGGGCGGAGTGCCAACATTGATGCGTGATGAACTCATCGTATTAGGAGAAAAGTTAATGACAGAAAACCCAGAGTTCTCCCGTATGTACTACGGAGTATTTGCTGGAATATTGAAGGAGAGTAAGTAATGGCTGATAAAACAACGGCATTTGCCCAACTCTCTTCATTTAATGCTGGCGCTAACATTTATACTGACCCGCAGAACGAACTCCTTACATACGCATTAGCAACTGACCCTACAAGAAAAGCACTTGCTCTTCAAGAGATTTACCGTGGTCTTGCTTCTAAGAATGATATTGCTGCAGGTAAGGGATTCTCTGGAAGTAACCTTGATTACCTAAACTCTTTAATGCGTGCAAAGGGTGTTAGCAAGTCAACACTGACCGATGCCACATCTTTAAACAATGTTATTAACGCAGCGGTTGCTCTTAACCAAGACCCATTTACTTTCCTTGAGAACTACAATGCTAGCGTCAAGGGTAAGGCAATTGCACAGCCTGATGCTACAACTAAGTTCTCTAAGCAGGTTCAGTCATCTCTTCAGTTAAAGGATTTAGGTGATGCTCGCCAGCAGTACAGCGATGCTTACTTCAAGACTTATGGCTACTTCCCTACAGCAGACCTTGATAAGAAGTTCCAGGATTCATGGAATGCCAAGGCTAAGAGCGAACTACAGCCTACAACTACAGAACAAAAGACTCAGTATGCTCCTATTTGGGATACTAAGAGCAAGCCAGTTATTGACCCTAAGACCAAAAAGCAAAAGGTTGACAGTTTTGGTAATAAGGTCTTCTCAAAGCAGAAGACTAACAAAGAAGGCGTCTTACAGTACAAGACAATTACTACAGGTCAAAGTACTGCTAAGGGTGAAGGATTTACCCAAGAAGAACAGACACAGTTTCTTGCTACCTTCTTAGCAAATAACTTCCCTACTGCTAAGTGGAATGTAGACGATATTGGTGGAGCAGCAAAGACCATTTATGACACCATTAAGGCATATCACATAGGAAACTATGAAGATGCCCCAGACTTTGCATCTGTATCTCCTATTATCAAGGATGTCCTTTCTAGCCCAGACCAGAAGGTTCAGGAAGAAATGTTCAACCAGTATCTTACTGGTCTTCAAAAGAAGTCAACAACACGATTCATGTCTCTTAAAGATTTAATCCAGCCTGGGGAAAATGCTAATAAGTACGTTGACCCAGTGCTTAAGTCATTGAGCGCTGGTCTAGAGGCTAACATTACAGTTAAAGATGAACTTGCACAACAGGTTCTTAACTTCAAGGGTGAAGACGGTGTGTACAGAATGCCTAATGATTTTGAACTTAATCAGTTAATCAAAAAGGACAAGCGCTACGATTCTACATCTGGTGCAATCAATACAGCAGTCGATATGGCTCAGTCACTTAGAAATGCGTTGAGGTAATCATGGCTACTGCATCAGATGCTTTACGTAAATTAACTAGTGGTCAAACACTGACTAACGAAGAACGCGCACTTCTTAATATGGCTCCTGTAGCATCTGCTACTCCAGCAGTCACACCTGCTCCAGCAAAGACACCTACTGCTGCACAGACAGCAATTGCTAATCCAACTGTTTCAAATATTAATGCATACATTGCAACACTTCAAGCAAAACTTGAAGCACAGAATGTTGCTGCTGGACTAAATCCAGATGGAAGCAAAAAGACTGCTACTCAGACTCTCATGGATACACGAGCAACAAGAGATGCAGAACGTGCTGCACTTGAAGCATCAAACCCTATTTATAATAAAGATTCTCAACCAGTTGCCCCTCCAGGATTCCGTTACACATGGATTGGTGGCACAACAACAGGTCAATGGAAACTGTACTCAGTTGCTCCTGCCGGTGGAGCCACAGGTGGAGCCACAGGTGGAGACACAGGTGGAACTGGTGGAAACGGTGGAAGTACTGATACCACTACAACAACACCATCAACTCCTTCTACAAGCGTAGATGTTCTCAAGGCACTTCTCAAGGCTCAGGGATTCTCATCTAAAATTGTTGATTCATCTGCTGCATACTTAAACTCTCTTCTCAAGGATAACCTTGACTACGATAACGCTATTGAAGTGTTTCTCAATACCAAAGATTACACACTCAAAAATGGCTCAAAGATTACTTCCCCGTTCTATACAGAATATGGCTACCTTAATGAAGGACTAGCACAGCCTAAGGGTGCAGCAGAACTATTCAATGCTGTTGAAGGCTACAAGGGACTACAGACCAAGTATGGATTCAGTGACAAGTATCTTACTGCTGATTCACTCAAGGGATATGTCAAGAACAACGTAACAGTTGCCGACTTAGATGAGCGTGCTAATACTGCACGTCTTGCTGCTATTACAGCAGACCCTAACAAGACAGAAGCCTTTATCAAACTTGGATTTATTGCAGATGCTACTGGACTTCAAGATTTCTATATGGATTCTAAAATTGGTAAAGAGCAACTTGAATCTAACCGTAATACTGGAGCATTCGTTGCTGAGGCTATTCGTCGTAACAGCACTGGTATTGCAACAGGCGCTACTCAACTTACAGAGTTCAAGAAGATTGCTGCTGAGTTAACAGCCAAGGGATACACAGAGGCACAGATTTCAACTGCCGCTGCTACAGGATTCCAGAACATTGGACAAGACCTTAAAGCAACCACAGCACTTGCTGGTATCTATGAGAAGGCTGGCGGAACAGTAGAAACTAATGCTGCTCTACAGCAGACTATCCAGTCTGAACTGACTCAAGAAGAATTTATGAATATGCCTTCTTCTCGTCGCAAGATACTTGAAGAGCAAAACAAGAAAGCCTTCCAGGGCACAGCCGGACTTACAGCCGGTTCACTTAAAACAACTGGACTAATATAAAAGAATCCCCTCTGAATCTATCGGCCTCAGAGGGCGTACAAGACCGAGAGTACAAGCCAAGACAGATTCCCCGTCTGCATTGAGGTGTGCGACAACTACTAATAAGGGAGACAATCGCATGAGCGATAACCGCGACAACTACTGGGAAGATGAAGACGAAGACGATACACCTACAGGTGCATTTGAATCGGATACAGACCTCGTTAAGAAACTACGTAAGGCTCTAAAGGCTGAACAGCGTAAGAACAAGGAACTAGAAACTTCATATGGTGAACTCACCAAAGCCCAAAAAGAGCGGATTTTAAAGGACGTACTTGCGTCCAAAGGTGTCAATCAAAAGATTGCACAGTTTATTCCATCTGATATCGAGGCATCTGAAGATGCTATTAGCGCATGGCTGGACAACAATGGTGATGTCTTCGGATATACACCAACTGAAAAGTCGTCAGCCGTTAACCAAGAGGATATCAATTCATTGCGAAAGATGGACGCTGTGCTCACTGGAGCAGAGACATCCGCATCTTCTGACGACCTGATGAACCGCATCGCGGGAGCATCAAGCGAAGAAGAAATTTTATCCATCCTCAGCGGTCAGTAAAAAACCGCACACTAACCAATCAGAAAAGGAGTATCTTTCCAAATGGCAGATACATTCTCAACTACAACCTCTGGTTTAGGTTCCAATCTTGTAACTATGGCATACGATAAGTTGATTGAACTCAACCTTCGTTCAGTGCCACAGTTCCGTGCTATCGCGGACAAGAAAATCGGAAACCCAACCCATGACGGTTCTTCAATCCGTTTCCAGTTCCACAACGATATTGCTGACACCACAATTGCTGGTGCAACACTCGATGAGGCTGTAGACCCAGATGCAGTAGCACTTCCAGCAACTACAACACTAGATGTTTCACAGACAGAACTAGGTCGCGTAGTGCTTCCAACACGCAAGTTGTCACTTATGTCACTTGCTGATGTTGACCCATGGATTG